TCTTAAAGTTAATTCGGGTGCAAGTGCATTAGAGTATGGTGCTGTTGAAGCAATTTTAAATATTGATGGAATGACCGATGGGTCAGGAATTACAATTGTTGACGCTGACAAGTTTGCAATTTCAGATGGTGGTACAGAAAAATATGTAACTGCTTCTCAATTATCAACTTATATTAATGCTGAATTGGGTGTTAATATTGATGGTTATCCTGATGGTACAGGAATAACAGTAGCAGGAACAGATAGATTATTATTATCTGATTCTGGTACTGAAAAAATGGTGAATGTATCTCAAATTGCTTCTTTTGTTTCCACATCTTTTTCAACTATTACATTTGAAGGATCGACAGCAGATGATTATGAAACAACTTTAGCGGTTACAGATCCAACTGCTGACAGAACATGGACTCTTCCAAACGCAACTGACACAGCTGTAGGAAAAGCAACAACTGATACATTAACGAATAAATCACTTGATTTAGGTACTAATACCTTTACAGGTTCATTAGCAGAATTTAATACAGCATTACAAAGTGAAAGTTTTGTTTCATTAACTGGTTCAGAAACTTTAACAAACAAAACTTTAACTACACCAGTAATTGCAGAAATAGATGGTTCAACAATTACATTGGATTCTGCTGGAGATATTACACTAGACGCTGGTGGTGCTGATATAGTTTTAAAAGATGATGGAACAGAATTTGGAAGATTTACAAACAGTTCTGGTGAATTAGTAATTAAATCAAGTTCGTCTGCTACAACTGCATTAACAATGGCAGGTGCAAATGCAACTGTGGCAGGAAACTTAACAGTTACTGGAACAACTACATTTAATGGTGGCACAATTACTTTAGGTGACGCTGCTACTGATACAATCGCATTTGGTGGAACAATCACAGGCAATTTAGTCTTTGAAGGTTCGTCTGATGACGCTCACGAATTAACATTATCTCCTGGAAATCCAACAGGTGATGTTACGGTAACTTTGCCTGTTGCAACAGACACTTTAGTGGGTAAAGCAACTACAGATACATTTACAAATAAGTCAATTGATTTAGGTACAAACACTTTAACAGGTTCAGTTGCAGAATTTAATAGTGCATTACAAAGTGAAAGTTTTGCTACATTGACGGGAACTGAAACACTTACGAATAAAACTTTAGCAAGTCCTACTTTTACAACTAACTTTACAATAGGAAGTGCAACAATAACAGAAGCAGAATTAGAAATATTAGATGGTGCAAGTGTTTCAACATCAGAATTAAATATTTTAGATGGTGTTACTGCAAGTGCTGCTCAATTAAATTATTCTAACATATCTACTTTAGGAACATCACAAGCTTCTAAAGTGGTTACAGTAGACGCCAATGGCGATTTAGTTGTACCTGATAGTGATAAGTTTAAGTTTGGTGCTGGTAGTGATATGCAAATATATCACGATGGAACAAATTCATATATTACAAATGCAACTGGTGCTTTAAAGATTGCAACAGAAACATCTGGTATTGCTTTAACAATAGGACACACAACTTCCCAAGTTACAATTGCAGATAACTTAACTGTTGCAGGAAATTTAACGGTTAGTGGTACGGAAACTATTCAAAATACAGTAACTATGAACGCTCAAAATGCTATCATTTTTGAAGGTGTAACAGCGGATGATTATGAAACAACTTTAACAATTGTGGACCCAACGGCAGATAGAACAGTTTATATGCCAAACGCAACAGGTTATTTACCATTGTTAAATGCGGCAAGTACAACAGTTATTACAGCGACACCAGCAGAATTGAATTATGTTGATGGAGTTACAAGTGCAATTCAGACACAAATGGACACAAAGGCAACAAAAGCATTCTCTATTGCCCAAGCGGTCGCATTAGGATAATAGATAAATAGTAAGACAAGGAAAATATAAAAATGGCAATTCCAAATTCAAGAGGTACATTAAAAGAATATTGTTTGCGAAATCTAGGCAAGCCTGTTATTGATATTAATGTTGATGATGACCAGGTAGAAGATAGAATAGATGAAGCATTACAATTTTTTGCTCAACATCATTATGATGGTGTTGAAAGGATGTATTTGAAATATAAAGTAACTGCTGCTGATATAACTCGGGTGAGAACAAATATAAGCGATTTTACTGCTACAGATAAGGGTAGTGTTCAAGATAATATAGAATTGGAAGAAGGTACATCAACAACAGGAGATACAACAGGTGATTTATTATTAGAAGATGGATTTAAAGTATTGGATGAAACATCAACAGGTGCAACAACAACTTGGACAGAAACAGAAAATTATTTAGTTGTTCCTAGTTCCATTATTAGTGTTATTAATGTATTTCCTTTTTCAGATAGATCCAATTTAAATATGTTTGATGTAAAATATCAATTGCGATTAAATGATTTGTATGATTTTTCATCAACTAGTATTGTCCACTATGAAATGACAATGAAGCATTTGGATTTTCTTGACCACATATTAGTGGGAGAGAAACCATACCGATTTAACCAACATATGAATAGATTGTATATTGATATGGATTGGGAAGTAGCGGTGAATGCTGATGAATATATGATTATTGAATGTTATCGAAAATTAGACCCTACAACATTTACAGATATTTTTGATGACTTGTATTTAAAACGATATGCAACATCTTTAATTAAAAGACAATGGGGTCAGAACTTATCTAAATTTTCAGGCACAGCAATGCTTGGTGGTGTTACTCTTAATGGACCAGAATTATTTTCTTCAGCACTTGCGGAACAACAAAAACTAGAAGAAGAAATAAGAACAACTTACGAAGAACCTGCTCATATGCAACAAGGATAATAAATGCCAACAAATGTCTATTTTGATACTGGCACAACTTCAGAGCAACGATTATACGAAGATTTAATAATTGAACAATTGAAGATTTATGGCCAAGATGTTTACTATTTACCAAGAAAATTAGCGAACAAGGATACTGTCTTTGGAGAGGATCCTGCTTCGTCTTTTGACGATTCGTATATCATTGAAATGTATGTTGATAATTCTACTGGTTATATGGGCGACCAAGAAATCATTAAGCGTTTTGGTTTAGAGTTAAGGGATGATACAACTTTTGTGGTATCAAAATCAAGATGGGAGACTTTAGTTTCCAACAATACAGATTTACAAACAAGTAAACGACCTAACGAAGGTGATTTAGTTTATTTCCCAACTTCAAAAGCATTTTTTGAAATTCAATTTGTGGAACACGAAGCACCATTCTATCAACAAAGTGCTTTACCTGTTTATAAATTATCTTGTACTAAATGGGAGTATGCTTCAGAAAGAGTTGATACTGGTATTGCTGGTATTGATTCTGTAGAGGATAGTTTATCTACTGATACAATGAATTGGCAATTTACTTTAGAAGCAGAAACTGGTTCAATAGTTCTTGAAAGTGATATTGATGAAATCAGTTATCTAATTAATGAGGACTTTACAATGGCAACCCAACAACCTGTGGATCAAGGAAAGATATTTGAAGATAGAGCGGGAACAACACCTGGTTCTTCTTATGATGATATACTGGACTTTAGTGAAAGAAATCCATTTGGGGAGGTTGATAGTTACTAATGTTTGGACAACACTTTTACAATAAACATATTAGAAATACTGTAATCGCATTTGGTACAGTATTTAATAATATCAATATTAAGCGTTTGGATTCTAGCGGGAATCCTTTGCAGAATATTAGAGTGCCTTTGGCTTATGCACCAAAGGAAAAAATGTTAGTTCGATTAGAACAACAAGAAGATTTAAGGGGCGATGATTCAAAAGTGGCAGTTACTCTACCTCGAATGTCATTTGATATATCAACCTTTGCTTATGACCCTACTAGAAAGTTAAATAAGAATTTAAAATTTGGGAAAGTAAAAGCAAGTGGTGATACAAAAAAACTGAATACGCAATATGCTCCTGTTCCTTATGATATTGGATTTAACTTATATGCTTTTGTTGCTAATTCAGATGATGGTTTGCAAATTTTAGAACAGATATTACCATACTTTCAGCCTGATTATACGGTGACTATGATTGAAAGTACAACGATGGATACAAAAAGGGATATTCCATTTATTTTAGAAAGTGTGGATTATGAAGATACTTACAC